TGTGCAGTACCAACAGCGAACGATATCCCTGCTGTTAGAGTAGCATATTCTTGAGCAGCAACTTCAATTGATAAAACTCCTTGAGTTCCTGATTGAGTTCCTGTTGCCTCTGTCCACACAATCGTAGATTCTTCGATGTGCAATCTACCTGCGTGAGGAGCGATATACGTAAGCTGAGTTGTTCCACTAGCATCACTTATATTTCCCGCATCCGGGAATGCATAATTCATCATAATAATTAGTTGTTAATGATTTTAAGTTTTCCAGCTCTCCACTCTTTTATAACCTTGGAATATTCATCCGAGTGAGGGTCTAGCTTTCTAAACTCGTTTAATTCAATCTGATTACTTGCGTTCTTAGGAGCGGAAGCAACACCCCCTTTAGCACCAACCGATTTTCGTTTTACAACTTTTTTGGTTCGTACTCCTTGAGCTAAAATGTTGACAGCATCATCGATACTTATTGTTTCGCCTTTCATCCCCTTACTGGCTTGTAGGTGACGAGCAGCTCCAATAATATCAGCCGAAATACCAAGCCTCTTTGCATCGCTAGCCATTTCTTTCTTTACATCCATACGCCTGAATTCTTCTACCATGTCATCCTTACTAAGGAATCCTAGACTCCTCATTGTTTGTCTGGCCTTTTCGTATTCAGGAGAAAGCTTTGCCTTTGGCTCAACTGTCGTTTGTTTTTTTAGAGCTTCGATTTCTTTACGCATTTCTGCAAGCTCTTGCGTCTTCTTAGTGTAATCTGATTGACGCATATACCCCGCTTTCAACTCTTCTTGCGGGATACTTTCCTCTTCTTCCGATTCCTCTACCTGAGGTTGATCTTCGTCGAGGTTTTCTTCCTCGTCGTTAGAATCTACTTCTGGTTGGTCTGACTCCTTTACGGGTTGGTCTTTTGACTCCAAGTTTTCTTCTTCTGACATGTGTGTTTGATTAAGTAATAGATTGAAACCTACTTTGGAGTTCAAGCAAGTTTCACGCCATTACTGATTATCAATATACTTAACTGCGTTTTCAATAAAACGTCTTAACTCTTTCTCTGCCTTAAGCTCGCTTTGTACATCTACTAGCTCTTCCCTTTTACACAATTCTAACTTATCTCTCAAGAGCTTTTCTTTGTGCTCGAAGTACTCGTTTAAATGTTTCCATCCCGGAGTTCTAGCCAAAGCCCTTAAGTTTTTAGCCTTAGCATTTATTTCTAAAGCTAACTTTTCCTGCATATGATCAATAACTCTTTTCTCTTTTGCTACACGCATCCTTTCTTTCCATTGTGTTATGTTCATATATCTACGTTAGTAATTGCTAGGTTGTGACGGCTGTAATGGAGCCTTGTTTGTTATCGGTGCTCCTTGTGTTCTTAACGCATTGCCATCACTAGGAATACCACCACCAAGCATCGATTCAGTTAATATGTTTTCCAAGCCTGCCTGCTGAGGCGAGTCTAATAAATAAGATTCTGGATTAGCCTTTTGAAATGAGTCTCTTAATATATCCTTAAATATCTTTGTCAAATTAACTGGTACACCAACAGCTGCGTATTGAACCGCAGTGTTCGCGATATTAATTGCGTCTTGAGCTTTACCTCTAGAGTCGTATGCCGTAGTTGAACCTGATTCAATCTTTACTTTATAGTTATGTAACGCGTCTCCTAAAACTTCTAAGTCTATTTTTGTAAATTTTTGTGGAGCTTCTTCTAATGGGATTTTGTCTATTGCAAAGTCCGCCTCAGTTCTCGGTCTCCTAACAATCATCGCTTCTGATTCTTCTGCAAATCCTTCCGCTAAAGCAAGCCACATTTCCCCAAGCTCTGCTATCGAAGTCTCTAGATGTTTAACGATATTGTTAACCTGCGTATTAACCTGGGCATCTCTAGCAAGAATACCACGAGCAGTATTTGTAAACCCTGCCGCACCACCACGATCAGTAAAGTCAACAGTCTGTGATACAGTCTGGAAATCTCTGTTAAGTTGAGCTTCTTCATTATATCCGCTCATTGGTTGTATTGGTTTTTCTACCGGCCTAAGCACTCCTCTAATGTCTGAGCCTAATGGCAAATCAACCGGTATGATGTTGTTTGGCCTATGAACTAAATTAGCAGGATTAATTCCTGCATTTATATTGTATATCCATTCAGGGAAATTAACGGCATTATTGAAATCAATTCTTGCATTTCTTAAATTATTATACTCAACTTGTAAACCTTCTAATGGCTCAACCTCTCCTACAGAATAAAATTCTCCTCTGATTTTTCTATCGTCCATTTTTACAAAAGGTCTAAATCCAAGATCGTTTACGTCACACCTTATAATGTGTTGAGGAATTCCCCCAACAACAATCGCAGTGATTATATATTCTCTTTCATCTTTAGCTTTTCCGCTTTTAGAAAACTGTCCCCAGTATTCTTGTAGGGTAATCTTGTTTTTATCAATCCTTTCGCTTATATCGTTAATCCCTTTATCCCACTCCTGCTCTTGTTCTTGCGTACTTGCGAATCCAGAGTCATGTAATTCTTCTGGGTTTAAGCCTTTGATTTCTGATAAATCATATTGGTCAGGATTTAAGTTTAGTAAATCTCCGAACCTCATATCTGCTATTGTATGTAAAACCCCCACGCCCTCTTGGAAATCTGCAACTCTTGGGTCAACCTTAATGTCGAATATAGAAACTAAATCCCCCGTTGGTCGTTCAAATGAAATAACTTCCTCTTCATATTCTCTTTCTATTATTTCTCCATTATCATCAATCTCAGTTTCCTTAAATATTTCAATCTTTGTTTCCTGATACCAATCCACTTTCAAGAAACCAACTCCGTATATAAACGCATCCTTAACCCATGTTTCTAATTTTTCTTGCATCTCATCTTCATCCCACCAAAAATTTAATGTATCACGAATAGCACCTATATATGCCGTTGCCTTGTTAGTCCTAGGAGTAACAATAAACTTGGGATCCTTTGCTATTACTGGAGGTACTTTCTTCTCAATGATTTCAAAAATCTTGGGAATAAAAATATTCGACTGACCAGGTAATCCTTCCTGATTCTCAAATACTCGGTACATTCTGTACCAATCAAGCCATTTGTTTCTTAGCCTCATGTTAAGATTGTCAAAATCCTTGTTCACCTGAACCATCCAATCTAAGGCTCTCTTACGTTCTTCGAAGTTTAGTTGTGCCATAGTTATCGTTTACTGATATCGATTAAATGAAGTGCCCGTAAAGGCGGTAGTTTGTTTTTGATCTTAATCTTCCCCCCACATTCTGGGCTTATACATTTAACTTCTTCACCTCTTATGTCTTTATATCCATCTCCATAATCCCTACGAATATCTTGCCCGAAAATAAATTTTTTAACCCCGCATCTTTTGCAGATTCCTTCCCAGGCAATATGATCGTAACGCCTTCGTTCGCGTGATGCTCTTTCGTGAATTTTTTTGATACTCATGGCGCTGCTGTTTATTATATCAGTTAATCAGTGAAAACGCAATTACTTCTTGAAATACGGTCTTCCGTCTTTAGTATAGCGCATTTTCAACTGTCTAAGTGGATCCATGAATTTTTGTAAAGGACGCTTCAAGTATGGAAGCGACATTGCTAGGGCATCGATTACATCGTCATGTTTTCCTGCCGGGAATCTTTTGAGTTGGTCTTCTAGAGTCTCTGCTCTGTTCCGTGGATGGAAGATAAGTCCATTAGCGTACAGAGGAATAAGTCCTCGGATCTTTGTTTCTTTGTTGGATCTGGTATGGATTTGTGAAACGTGCAGATATTTTCCTCTACGCTTTCCTTCGATCTGCAAATAGTGGGCTAATGCGGACTGGTACCCTACAGACTCAATTGCTACACGTGAATCATAGAGATCTTGTTGTCTATATATTTCGGTAATAACTTCTGATGGATCTGCTTTCCAGTTTTTATATTCTATTATATATACTCTATCGTTTCTGTCCATAGCCGCAGTAAGAACAACTGAATCGTCAGCGTAATCTTTTTTAGAGATCGCCAGATCGACTGTAGTTACATAAGTAAGTTTGTCTGGTAAAGTATCCCAGTACCTAAGCCATTCTTCTTTGAATTCTCTGCCTTCTTCGGTAACCGGATCTTGTTGATAGAGCGCTCCCCAGTCTCTGATCCCAATAGATTCCTTTATGGATAACAATTCTTTTAGAGAATATTTTTGTGGCCAAAGAGGTTCTCCCTTTTTCCGGAACTGTTCAGGATCAGTTGCGATAGCAGGAAAACGCAATACATCCTACTTACCAACTTTACAACCTAACGGATAAGTAGTAGTTGTTTTCTCCCATCGGTTAGCCTTTGTATTTAGATGGTATCCTTTTTCTCCTTCTAGATCTAAAAGTCTTCCACCTAAATCGTCATCATGCCATTTGGTCATAATCAAAATAACCGACCCGTTTTTTTCTAAACGCGTATAAGCCGTGGAGGTATACCAATCCCAGATCTTTCTCCTAATAGTATCGGACTCTGCTTCTTCCCTATTCTTAATTGGATCATCAATAATCAATACGTCCGCACCAGCTCCAGTAATTGAACCGCCCACACCAGTTCCTCTATAACCTCCTCTAATAGAAACCTTCCATCTAGTAGCGGATTTACTTCCAGTTAAAAGCTGACACCCTGGGAACATCTTTCTATGTACTTCCGTATCAACCTGCGCTCTCGTATATCTACCAAAGTCTTCTGCTAAATCAGCTGAGTATGAACAACTAATAATACTTTTTTCTGGGTATCTCCCTAAATACCACGCTGGAAATTTAATACTCGCTAATTCGCTTTTCCCATGTCTCGGCGGTAGAAAGATCATTAAACGCCTGCACTTACCCATAGCGACCTCCTGTAGTTTTCTGGCGATCAGTTCATGATGCCAATTACTTTTATAATTCTTTTGAGTTAAAACACAATAATCAATCAGGTTGCGTTTCCCCATCCACAACATGGCCTGTATCTCCCGGGCTGTT